TATGGAGTCCCCATTGCTTCGCTTGCAGCAGTTGCTTCTCTAATTGCCTTCATTGAAGTTCCAGAAGGCTGAATGCCTTGTGCTCTTGCATGTTCATAGGCTTTTAGTTCATTGTCCCAAGCCTTATTGCTAACATTCTTAGTTGACTTGGCATCCCCTGGGCTAAGTTGTAGCCCCATAATCTTGCATCCAAAGCAACCATCTACATCCTCTGGATGTTCTTCCCTATGTTTCATTCCACCGTCCTCACTGTGTACCCTGCTGCCTCTAGGTCAGCCTTTTCCGCAGCATCTACCTCATAGGTGATACCACCAAGGTAGAACTTGTCAGAAGCCTTTACCTCGTCCTCTGAGGCGTATCGGACCTCGAAGTACTCTCCGTCCATCTTTAGCACTGAAACGCCCTTAACGAGCCTGTAACGGCTGAATAGACGCCCCTCTGCGAGAGGTCCTTCACTCACTGTCGGAGTTTCAAATAGGTAGGTCATAGTTGCCCTTTCAAGTAACCTTACTGATAGGGCCAGAGTTACCCCTGGCCCCACCCGTCAAATTACTTTGTAGATGTAATCTTGATAAGTGACTGTGGACGGTAGAGTCCCCAGTTTAGAATACCGTGCCAGCCGACTGGACGGAAACGGTTCAACTTGTCTGAGATGTTACCAAATTCAATCTTTGGCTCCTTCCAGACAGCCTCAGCAAGTGCCTGAGCGCCAAGAACATATGAGTTATATGTTGTAACGCCAGATGTTGTTGAAGTTGTAACGTTTGGTGTCTCAATGAAGCGAACACCTTCCCATGAACCGAGTTCACCAGCAAGAAGTGCTGATGCATCCTGGTAGTCATGTGGTGTACGCCATGTGTTTGCACCTGTCTCAGTACGCAACTGGTGTGAAACTTCTGGGTGGATGTAAGCAACATAGAATGCGCCGAAACGCTCCATTACGCCCTTTGAGCGGAACTTTGTTGTTGCTTCGCGGATAGCCTCACCTGACATGCCTGAGTTAGCAGCAGTTGAGCCTGAACCACCATTGACGTTTACGCCATCGTAGCGTCCCTTAACTTCCTTTGTACCAGATGTTACTGTGTTAGCAAGGAGGTTAGCAGTTGTATCGAGAACAGCGCGAACACCGTTGTCGAGTGTCTTTGCCATGTTGAATGCGACTGCGTTAGCAATCCATGGGTCAACATCAGCAAGAGACATAAGTCCCAACTTACGTGTAGGGATTACAACGCGACCAAACTCATCTTCCTCAACGTTGACGTAAGATGTTGCTGGCATTGCAACTGCATCTGGGTCAACAGCCTCTGAGAGACGTGCTGATGCGATGTCAGTTTCTGCAATATCGTTGTGGAACTGGAAGCGAACAGATGAGCCATTGTGTGTAAGGCTTCCTGGCTTCTTGTCAACGATTGCACGGAATTGTGGCTGAAGACGAAGATTCTTCTCGACGAGTTTGTCGTATGCCATTGTTACAAGGTTGGTTGCCAAATAGTTTGGCGCACCATCGACGCCTAAACCAGCGCCTGTGAAAATATCTGCCATGAGGCTGATATCCTTTCGTTAGAAGTTAAATGCGGATTACTCACCGCGAATCATGGATAAGAAATCTTCAACAGAACCATCATGTTGCGCCATGCGCGCCATAAGGTCATCTGATGAAGCGGGTGAAGCCGCACCGTCTAGTGTTCTATCCATCTGACGAAGAGCGTTAACATCGTCTGCATTTACTTGTGGCTTTTGCTCAAACTGAAGACCAAAGTCTTCTGCGTTATTAGCAAGCCATCCTTCAATTGCTTCTTCTGTTGGCTCAATGTCTGCTGGAATATACTTAGCGATACTCTGGCGTACACCCTTGGATGTAAGAACATCCTTAATTGCCCGTTCCTTCTGGGACTTACTTAATTCAGTAAGTTTAGATTCAGCCTCTAGTCGTGCCTTTTTCTCGGCCTTTAGTTGCTTACGGAACTGCTTGATTAGTTCTGAATCGTTCATCTGAGAATAGTCGACCTGTACATCGTCTTCATCATCTTCATCTGTCCAGAAGTTGTCTCGGTTAGTGCTCATGCACTTATCTCCCTTTTCTTGTAGTTAGTTGCATACGCCTCAATAACATCGGGGTGTGTTACTGGCTCGTACTATCGGTCTTATACACTGGATGGGGCCGACGGGTCCACCAGGAATCTATTAGTACATGCTTGTACTTGAAGTACCAAGTGCGTACTGGCTTAGACCAGACTGTGCTTGGAATGATGCTTCTTCTGTACCCTTGATGCGCTTACGCTTTGCAGATGCAAGTCCCATGAACTCTTCTTGTTCAAGTTCTGACTGGATAGAAGTTACATTTGCATCTGTAGGCGCTGCCTTGTCATAAATACCAGTGAGTTTAACCATTGGGTTAAGTTCTTCACCGATAGTTGTAAATGACTGAGCAGCCTTAGCCTGCGCTTGGTCAGGTGAGTATCCCTGTGCAACAAGGCTTGCAGCAAGTGCTTCAAAACGTGCCTTGTCTGTCTTGATACCAAGACCTGCTCGCTTGATTGCTTCTGTAGCAATTCCAGCAGTTGCAGCGTTGCTTGTGAATACTTCCTTGCCAATCTTAGGATTAGCGAAGAAATCTTGAAGTCCCTGAGCACTTGAGATATATCCCATGTTGACAAGAGCGCTAACGTAGTTAGGGTCTGCTTGCAAAGACTTAAGGCGATACAAGTTACCACGTGCATCTAGGTCTTCTACTGTAACGCTATTGGCTACATACTGCTTGAGTGACTCTTGAGTAGTAAACTTTGCATCTAGGCCGTACTTTGTGATAACGTCCTTAGCACCCTTAACGAAGTTAAAGAGTTCAGATGGAGTCTTAGGGTTAGCAAGACCCTCGTTGAGATACCCATATTCTGCATAGAATGGGGAAGTTAACTTTGTTCCGTCCTTAGTTGTGTACTCCTTGAGATTAAGGAATACCTCTGAGGCGTTATCTACGTCACCATCAAGGTCTTGCAGGACCTGTGTTAGATATGATACTGAATTATCGATAACTGATGATGGAATACCTGATGCTAGAAGTGAAGCACGGAGAACTGCAATGTTTGTGTTGGGAGTATTATCGTTGCTGTTATTGGTCTTTGTCCAGCCGTTATTATCATCCCATGTGAAGTTACCAGCGCCAGGCTGTGCTGGCTTTACCCACTGTGTACCATTCCATATCCAAGCCTTGCCTGGAGAACCAGCAGGAGCATTGCTGCCATTTGTAGGCGCTTCACCTTGAAGTACTAGATATCCACCGTCTACTGCGTATCCTGCCTGTGGGCCAGATGCCCATACCTCAACCTGATTGCCATTACGGTCCCAGATTGTTTTCTTTTCGTATGTATAACCAGTTGTTGTACGAATTGAATCACCTGGAATTGGACCAATGAAAGCAGTTGCTGGAGTAGTTGTTTTTGTAACTACTGGTGTTACATTTCCTGGAACTACTCCACTTGTTGGTGCAACAGTATTTGCAGGTGTAGTAGTCTTTACTCCAGCCATGCTAGAAGCATCTGTAACTGTACCAGCAGTTGTTGTAGTCTTAGCAGGAAGTGGTACTACCTTACCACCAAAGTAATCGTCAAGATACGCTGCCATTATTAACCTAACTTACTTGTAATTGATTGCGCGAGATTGAGTGCTTCGTTCTTAGCCTTTGAAGTCTTCCCGTAGCGTGGGTCCTTAACAAGTGCCTGTGAAAGTTCGTAATCGTTCATAAGGCGGAATGCCTTATCTGTTCCCTGATAGTTAAGAGCCTTAGTGATGAACGCGTCATTAATCTCTAGTGGGACCTCAAGGAACTCAGATGCCTGCTTGATGAGTGGGTCGATGTACTTGTTAGCATCTTCACCAGCGTTAATCTTGTCAGCAATTCCCATGTACTTAGTAGCAGCAAGGCTACGAATACCAGCCTTAGCATCTGCTAGAACCTGCTTTGCTGTATTAGCATCTGCAGAACCAATGATTTGCTTGATGATAGGTGCTACTGCAGCAACGCTTGGAGCCTGCTGAAAGTTATTCTTATATGTAGCAGTAAGGTCATCATAGATAGACTTTGCTACGCCACCGATTTCAGTGGTGTCAAAGTTGTCCTGTGGGTACTGGTTAGCAAGATACTGTGCAAGGAACTGCTCCTGCTCTCCCTGTGTAAATCCTTCACCATCAGCAGTTGTTGTCTGCTTGGTGATTGACTTGTATACAGGAAGACCACTAGCATCGTACATAGTCTTGCCAGTCTTAGGGTCTTTGACCTTTTCGTATGTAGTTACATAGTCAGTTGCTGTAGGCTTCTCTTGCTTCTGAACTTGTGCATTCCAGCCCTCTTGGAACTTTGTAACAATATCCTTAGTAGGAGCCATGCCGTAAGTCTGGTAGTATGCATCATAGAGAGCATTCTGTGCATCTCCAAAGTCCTTCAACTTAAGTGCTACAGAAATCTGCTTGCTATATTTAGGAGTTGTATCTACCTTAGGAGCACCAGCACCAGGAAGTCCTGCGCTAGATGAAAGGTAACTGGTAAGACTCATACCATTTGCAGCAGCCTGGATAAGAGCCTTTTCTAGACCAGACTGGTCTTCTGCGGAGAAGTCTCCAGCAGCAGTCTTTCCTGTTGAATAGTTCTTGCTACGAAGCAACTGTTGTAGGTATGAGTCGTATCCACCCTGACCAGTTGGAGATGCTGTCGTTCTGAGGAACGTCATAATCTTGTTAAAGTTTGTAGCCTTAAGAAGAGGGTCTGTTCCTGACTGGAGGTATGCAGCGTACAACTTGTACTCTTCGGTCATATTTGTTAAATTAGACCAAGGGTTTCCTGAATAAGCGTTGTCAGCCATTATTAACCTTCCAATTGACCAGCAAATACTCCGTAGTACATACGAGAGAATGCAGGGTTATTTGTCATAAATGTTTCAGCGAGTGCTACGAGTTCATTGCGAGCAGTGGTTGCATACCAACTCTTGCCACCTAGTTCGGCATAGTTTGATACCTTGAGGCGGTTAAGTTCCTTGCGGAACTCTGCAAACTTGACATAGAACTCTGAGGTTTCCTTGTATACTGGAGACTGCTTGAATGCTGGGTCTGCTAGAGCATC